TCGACCTTCCTCTCTCCGATGCGAAGCAGAATTGAACCGGACAGCCCATTTACGAACCGACCTAAACCTGAAAGCGGTCGATAATGGCCGCTCGAAAACGCGTGTTACGAGGGGCAACAGAACCACGGCTTCACAGCCCTTACCTCAAGGGCAAATCCAAAGTCGATGATGTAATCGAGTTGGCGAACTTGATCAAGATGCCGTTATTGCCATGGCAGGAGTTCGTACTCCGCGACATGTTGCGGGTAGATAGCAAGGGAATGTGGATACGCAAGACCAACCTGCTGTTGGTGGCTCGCCAAAACGGTAAAACCCATTTAACGCGAATGGTGATCTTGGCTCACCTGCTTAAGTGGGATAGTCGCAATATAATTATCGCCTCGTCTAACCGATCGATGGCTCTGGACACATTCCGACAGGTAGCGGCGGTATTCGAGCATAACGAAAACCTCATGGCGCTAGTAAAGGCTATCCGCTACGCCAACGGTACTGAATCGATCGAGATGAAGGATGGCCGCCGACTTGATGTCGTAGCAGCTACTCGAGACGGCTCCCGCGGTCGTACCGCCGATGCACTCTTCCTCGATGAAGTCCGTGAATGGTCAGAAGAAGGCTACCGAGCAGCGATGCCGGTAACCCGCGCTCGACCTAACGCCCACACTTTCTTAACTTCGAACGCTGGCGATGCTTTCTCAACCGTTCTTAACCAACTCCGTGAACGAGCCTTGGATCTACCGCCAAAATCATTCGGGTTCTACGAATACTCAGCTCCGCAATACTGCAAAATTGACGATCACAAGGCTTGGGCTATGGCTAATCCTGCTTTGGGATATACCGTTACACTTGAGGCGCTCGAGGAGTCTGTTGCGACTTCACCAATCGAAAATACTCGAACAGAATTGTTATGCCAATGGATCGACTCCCTAAGCAGCCCTTGGCCTCATGGCATTCTTGAAGAGACTAGCGATAGCGAACTGCAAATTCCCGTCGGTGGATATACGGTCTTTGGCTTCGATGTTTCGCCTTCTCGGCGTAATGCTTCACTCGTTGCCGGACAAATCTTGCCCGATGGTCGAATTGGTGTCGGGATCTTGCAGACCTGGGAAAGCCAAGTCTCGGTCGATGATCTCAAGATCGCTGCGGATATTAAAGCGTGGGCGGATGAATATAAGCCGCGCCAAATCTGTTTCGATAAGTACGCCACAGCTTCGATCGCTGAGCGACTTTCCAATGCTGGCTGCATAACCCAAGACATATCAGGGCAGCAGTTTTATCAAGCCTGCGGTGATCTACTTGACGGCCTAGTCAATAAACGAGTGGTTCATAATGGCCAAGCCAACCTAATTCAACAGATGAATAACTGCGCAGCTAAAGTCAATGACTCGGCTTGGCGTATCGTGAAGCGAAAATCCGCTGGCGATATCTCTGCGCCAATCGCTTTGGCGATGGTTGTATCAATGTTAATGAAACCACAACAGGTAGCGCGTATCTTCGAAGGTTAATCTATATCTAGTGTATAATAGTCATCCTATGGCTATCTTTGGGCTTGGCAAAAAAAAAGAAATCACCGCTCAGGTTAATCCTGCGGTCTATGATGCGCCTTTCGGTTCTTCCTATGCAATGGGAATGGGCGGCTGGAACAACTGGGCTTCGCCTATCGATCGTCAAGCAGCCGTCTCGGTTCCAGCCGTCAACCAATGCTTAAATCTTATTAAAGGCACAATCGCTGGCATTCCGCTTGAAGTTTATTCAACTTCCACCGGCGAAGAATTGCCGATGCCTACTTGGGTTCGTCAACCTGATATTCGCGCACCTCGATCAGTAACGATCGCCTGGACGGTTGACTCGCTCATCATGTTCGGTCAAGCCTTTTGGCGGGTCACTTCCGTCTATGCAGATGATCAGCGCCCAGCTTCTTTTGAGTGGATCCAAAACAATCGAGTAACTACAAAACTCGACACAATGACTCAAGAAGTCGATTACTACATGGTCAACGGAACTAAGGTTCCAGACTCAGGCGTTGGATCACTTGTTACATTTCAAGCATTCGATCAAGGCGTTTTAGTTCGTTCACAACGCCTAATCAATTCTGCAATCCAAGCTGAAGAAGCTGCAAATATCGGCATCTCATCACCACAGCCAACTGGATATCTCAAGAATACCGGCGCAGACTTGCCAGACAACCAGATCCAAGGACTTCTCAACACTTGGAAGACTTCTCGCAAGAACCGCTCAACTGCTTATCTAACTTCCACTTTGGAATATGTACCAACTTCATATTCTCCGATGGAAATGACTTACAACGACAGCATCGAAGAATTAGCAGCTCAGATCGCTCGCGCTTTCAATGTCCCAGCGCACATGATCAACGCTGAGCACAATCGTTCATCTACTTATCAGAATGTCCTCGATGCTCGCAAGGAGTTCATGGCCTACACCTTGGCTCCTTATATTTGCGCGATCGAAGACCGTCTCAGCCTCGACGATATTACGCCACGCGGTCAAGAAATTCGTTTCGCCGTAGATGAGACATTTTTACGCGCTAACCCGCAGGATCGCCTAGCGGTCACAGAGAAGTTGTTATCTCTCAAACTAATTGATCTTAACCAAGCAAAAGAAATGGAAGGACTAACTCCAGATGGAAGCAACGAAGCCGATGCATCTAACATTCAGTAACGCTATTTCGGCGGCTGACGGAGAACGCCGCATCATCGCTGGACAGATCGTTCCGTTTGGCGAGATTGGCAACACTTCAGTAGGCAAGGTAATTTTCCAGCGCGGATCAATCCAGATCCCTGCTGCTTCAAAGATTAAGTTACTTGCGCAACACAACACAAACGACCCAATCGGTCGCGCTAAGTCATTCAGCGAGACAGCCACCGGCATCGATGGCGTGTTCAAGTTAAGCGCAGCAAGCAAGGCAACAGATTATCTACTCATGGCATCTGAAGGCCTCATCGATGGCCTTTCAGTAGGTGTCGAAGTTATCGCATCAAAAGAACGCAAAGACGGAACTCTTATTGTTACCGCTGCGGTTCTTAAAGAAGTATCACTCGTCGAAAGCCCAGCATTCTCCGCAGCTCGCGTTCTCGAAGTAGCTGCGCAAGCAGGCGAGATGGAAGACGATGCTGCTGAAATGGCGATCGAACAGATCGAAGATGAGCAGATCGCAAAGATTTCTGAAGCAGTCAAGATCCTTGAGGAAACTCAAAAGATCGAGAAGGCCTTAGAACAAACCGAAACTCAAACAGAAAGTGAGGCAACTGTGTCTGAAGATACAACCGCCGCAACAACTGAGGCAGCAGCAACAGCAGAAGCCTCACGCCCAGTCATCAAGGCCGCCGCGCCATACGGTGACGGTGTAACTCGTGTTCGTCACGGAATTACATCAATGGGTCGCTACACAGAGCACAAAATCAAAGCAGCACTAGGTGACCACGAGTCAGCCAAGTGGGTAGCAGCATCAGAAGATCGCTCACTCATCGCAACAGACTCAACAATGGCAACAAACCCAGCGTTCAACCCAATTCAGTACCTATCAAACTTTGTGTCTAACACAAACTTTGGCCGTCCAACAATCGATGCCGTAACTCGTATGGCTGCACCTGCATCTGGTCTCCAGATCAACATCCCATCACTTGTTACTTCAGCAGGTGGCGGATCTTCAGTTGCTCCAACAGTTGCATCAAACCCATTGGACGGAACTGCTCCATCTGATACAGCGATGACTTCAGCTTACGAGACTGTAACTTTGGCTCGTTATGCCGGACAACAGACTGTCGATCTAGCACTCCTAGAGCGTTCAGACCCAATCTTCTTTGATCAGTTGGCTATCCAACTCGAGCGTGCCTATCGTCAAGCAACTGATGCAGCGATGATCGCAGTTCTCACAGCACAGGGAACTCAAGCATCAACACAAGCAGCTTCAAACGCTGGCTTGATCGCGTTCATCTCAACTGAGTCACCAAAGGCTTACTCAGGATCTTCATACTTCGCATCTAACCTTGTCGCTAACGCTGACTGGTGGGGTCAGATCCTTGGTTACACAGATACAACAGGCCGCGCTATCTACAACGCGATCTCACCAATGAACGCAAACGGCGAGTCACGCCCAACATCAATCAAGGGAAATGTCCTCGGACTTGATCTCTACGTTGATAAGAACGTAACTGCTGGTCTCATCGACGAGTCTGCATTCATCATCGCTCCAGAAACAGCAATGTGGTTCGAAACTCCTGAAGCGTTCTTCAATGTGAACGTAGTTTCAAACATGGCTGTTCAGACAGCAATCTACGGCTACGGCGCAGGCAAGGTCACAATCCCTGCAGGCGTTCGTCGCTTCAACCTAACCTGATAAATACAGGCAACTAAGTACGCTGGCGGCCTAGCGCCCTTCTAGGCCGCCAGTCTTTTAGAAAGGAAATCATGGCAGCCACATATTGCACCGCAGACACTCTGCGCTCTGTGCTTGGCGTTGGAACCCTTTATCCAACCAGCGACCTTGAATTGGCATGCCAAACCGCCCAAGATATTCTCAATCAATATCTTTGGTTCAATCAAATCCCAGTTGTCGGTGGAACCGTTCAAGGTGGCCTCGCAACTTTGGTTCTATCTGCGCCGGTGGACTTCACCGCTGGTCAGTCAGTAACAATCTCAAACAGCGGATCAAAGTTCAACGGAACTCACACAATTACCGCGACTTATCCTTGGAGTCAAGGATCAGGATCATTCCCTTTATTTACTTATTTCTTTCCATATAACTACAACTCTTTTCCACGCGGATATTCAATGATCCAATGGACAACTGCTGAAGCAGATCAGAATTATCAGTTGATTGTTCCCTACGGAACTGCCGCTGGTGTTGATACTAAAGGCACAACCTACGCAAACACTCCAGCAATCAATCAAGCTGCGCTAATGCTTGCAGTCGATATCTGGCAGGCTCGTCAGGCTCCTTCATCTGGTGGAGTATCAGTCGATGGCGTAACTCCTTCTCCTTACCGCCTCGGAAATACAATGCTGGCTAAGGTTCGTGGCCTTATTGCGCCATATATGAACCCGAGAGCGATGATTGGATAATGACTACTCCAGCAGTATCCACGCTGCGCCAAACACTAGCGACAGCACTCACAGCCAATACAACTTACCAAGTCTTCGCGTATCCGCCTGCGACTATTCAGGCTAACTCAGTCATCATCATTCCCGATGATCCGTACTTAACTCCATCGAATGACTCATGGGCTACCGTCGGGCCGACTGCCAATTTCAAGTTAATGATTACCGTTCCACTCTTCGATAATGCCGGCAACCTACAAGGCATCGAAGAAGCGGTCGTGACTATGTTCAATGCGTTATTTGCCGCAACTGAGAACGACACGATCTCTTACAATGTAGGCGATATTTCCGCTCCGCAGGTTCTCTCTGTGGCGTCGGGAGACTTACTGAGCTGCGAAATGCAGATCAGTCTTATTACGAGTTGGAGTTAAAACC